TTCGACTTGTGGAACTGCCCTGTGTGAAATTAGGAATAACTGGCACAGCGTAACAAGGAGCAGATATAACAAAGCCAAGAAGAAATAGCCTCCTCATTCGATAGTAAGATCAACGACAAACTGACCTGTTATTACGATACCCGTTCCTGTTCCAGGTGTCATTGTTATATTATGATTATCTATTGCCACTGCTGATGTTCCTACACTTCCAGCACTTGTGCTTGTTAGATCAGAAAAGTTTGGTATTGTTCCTACTGTTGTGGAATTTCCTGGTGTAGCATCTCCTTCAAGATAAGATTGCGTAAAAGAAAATGCTTCTCCCGATGTTGCTTGAGTTGCAGAAGGAAAAGTCACTGCTGGTACTCCATTAGTAACAGAACCAAAACCTCCAAGAGTAGCTGCTGAGTTTGAATCTACAGTTGTTATGTTATTACCGCTGATACTGTATGAGGAGCCAATCTTATCTGCTGTGCTTGCAGCCGATAAAGATTCAAATTTTACGGATGAACTTATACTGTGATTCATGTCCGCATAAGCTGGTGCGGATACTATAAATAAAAAAGGAAGTAGTTTTTTCATTTGACACTTACTTTGTTGTTTTTATTATCTACTATAGTATCTTTTTTCTTTTTTATCTGAAAACCTAGTGAAGCTGTAGAAGCTGAAAAAATCGAAGCAATAAATGTCGGGTCAAAATCTACTATCTTTTTACCAGATGGCGGTTCATAGTATGAAAGGGATAAAAGTGTTGCCGACCACAAAAGTACACAAACTTTTACTATGGTTTCAACTTTACTAGGTTCTTGATCTTCCATGAAAGTTAAGATTCTTGTCTAATACTAGCAATTTAGCTATGTTTGGAAAGTAACACACGTTTCTTTTTATGTATAAGATTCTGAAACCAATCTTACTTACGTTTTTAACTACAACTGCTGTTAAAAGATTGATAGTAGATTTATTAAAAACAATATCTAAACAAACAACAAATACTTTAGATGATAGAGCAGTTGAACTTTTAGAAAAACAGCTTTTTCCAATGAAATGAAAATTACTAAATTTCTCAACATTGACATAGAACCAGCACCTTTAGAAATGAAGTTAGATGTTGAAATGCGTTGTAGAGAAATAATGGCAAGTAATGAAATTAATGATATAAAAAAATATTGTACACATCTTGTTAGGCATAAATTAGAACAAGATGTATTTTTAGCTTCTATGTTAAATAGATTAATTGAACTTGAAGCTGCTGCTGTAGTTAAAGAAGTTAGAAAAGAAAAAAGAACTAATCCTATTAAGAAGTTTTTTCATATTCCTTAATTTCCTCATCTGTAAAATCTCTAATTAATAATTTATCTATTTTATCTATTTCATAATTATATTTAAGGATTGCAGTTCTAATATGTTCTGCAACCCAACGACCTTCTTCATAAACAACTTGTGCTTTGCCATTTTCTTTTATAAATACATAATGATCCATACCTTTCATTTGAATATCTATAAAATTTCTTTCAAGATTTTTACGTCTTATTTCTTTAAGTTTGCGTAGTTTTAAAATAGACGGATTTGGACTTTTACTCATTTTTGATAATCAGAAGGAGGTGGTGTAAGCCAGTAGCGTACACCATTTATTATTTTAAAATGAATATTTAGGTTAGGATCTTTAACTAAATATTCATATTTAGATTTAGAAAGGTAACTCTTCATTTACCTCTCGTTCAAGCTTCTGTGGATTAATATTGCCAAAGACTCCGAACTGCCCATCCATCGCTTTAGAGTAGATTTGTATACATTGAGTTTTAACTTTCTCTTTTTTGTTGAAATCGTAGACTTCTCCATCTTTAGCTTTTTGATCTACTAGGTTTTGTAAATGATCTATGAAATGTGTAACAGAGTCAACTGGAATTGTGAGACTCAAGACCTGTTGGCCTTCGTTAAAGCGATCATCACCTATAGACCATTTGATAGGTAATGGAAGTGCTGGATTAAATTGATTTTCAGCCATTGTTTTTAAAGAAATTGATTAATAAAGTTTTGAAAAATTGATTTGTAGAGACTTTGTTTTTTTTACAATAGTCTCTAACTTTAGCAGCAAGTTCGTCACTAGCTCTAACACTTAAAACATTAGTGTTATATTCTTTTCTACGTTCTTGCTTACGCCTAGTGAGTTCAGCTAATACTTCATCCCTAGCCTGTCGTACAAGTTCGTTTTGATTCATAACTACTCATTTAATTTTGAAATAGCGTGACTTAAAAACTCACCATGTCTAGCTTCTGTAATGAATCCTGTAACTCTAGGAACTTTAAACTCCTTGATAAAAGAGGCAGCAATTTCTTTTGCTTTGTCAGGATTAGTTTTATTTAACTCCTTAAGCTGATCTGTAATAAGATTTCTAGCTTCAGTTGTTATTGGGGGATTTTTCTTGGCTTGTTCTGATACAGGCTCAAGTTTTTGATTAGGTTTAGTTGGTGTTCTACCAGAACCAGGTTCAGTTACAGGTGGAGGTGGAATTTCATCCTCTTCTCCTTTTACTTCAACTCTAGCCCATAGCTCAAAAGCATCTCCAAAGGAATAACAGGCACAGGCACATAAACATCTTCTATGAGAGTTTTGAATATCATTTGCAGATATTTTTGCATAAGGAACAGGTCTATTTGGTCCTTCTGTTACTGCATAAGGAAACAAAGGAAGTTTTACACCTGTTATTACATTTTGGAAATAGCCCATTAAATAACCTGTATTATTAGGTGTTTTCCAAACATATTCTCCCTCTAAATTTGGTTCGAGAGAAAAAAACCAATTAGGTGCGTGTTCTCTAAGTCTCTGGGCTGTTTTAGCCCATTGACTATAATCAAACTTGCCTTTTTTATAAATATCTCCTTGTGTAAGAATCCCACCCAAATTAGGAATAAGATCATTTACTACTTGAGGAGAATCAAGTTCTTGTGTGGTCATTAGTAAATAAAGTTTACTGTACTAATTATATTACATTTATATAATGCTTAATGCAACGCAGCCTGTAACAATGTATTGAATTGTTCTGGTGTTAACACAATCCTCCACTTGCCTCCTCTAAACCTGACCATAGTTCCTACAAAATCTACTCCTGCATTTTCTTTCTGCACTTCTACTTCTCTAGGCTTTACAAGACAAGCCCTATTTTTATCAGCCCAATCACAAACCTGTATCACAGTATTTGGTATGCCATATAAATCTCCAACGTCACCTGGAATCCCTGCACTAAGATTTCGTTGACATTCAAAGCCAGTAATTTCTGTCATTAATTCTGCTGCCTCTCTTTCTGCCTTATCTCCTTTTCTTTTATTAGGATTAGTCATCCTTGTAAATCTGCGATACGCTTATCTAACTCTTGTATTCGCAAACAATATTGTTCATCAGTTATTTCATGTCTAAACCAGCTATCTCCTAGAGCAGCTACCTCATTATGAATTTTAGTTATTAAATACTTTTTTCTTGCACTAATTTCTTTGTAAAAACATTTCATCTAAAAATACCCCATCTTTTTCTCACTTTAGATTTAAGTTGTTCTTTTTTCTGTCTTGTTACGTTAAGAAAACAATCATCTAATTCATCTATCAACCCATCAAATTCAGCCACATCTGATATTGCTAGTGATCTTTGAAAATTAACAATAGATGCTCTTATTAGTTTTAAGTCTCTACCTGAGACATCAAGTATATATCTCATCTTTTTAAATTAATATCATATATACTTCTTAGATATTTATAGTAATCAATTTTAAATTTCTTAAATCCACCTTCTCTTCTTGTCATTCTTTTTACAAATCCATATTTTTTCATTTTTTGCCAAGAAGGTATTGAAGGTAAATTTAAAACTTCAAGTTTGTTATCTAATAAATATTTATGTACATCTTCAAAAAGACCTTCTTCTCTTTGTAAGGAACTTATTTCATTTTTTAATCTATCAACTTGGTTTTGTAATTGAAAAATTTTTTGTTGTTGTTTGTAAATAACACTCATTGTTTTAACTCCTCCATAAGTTCAGCTATCGTTTCTTTTGTATATCCAAATTCATCAATTAATTTGTTATATGAAAAAAATCTAACCTTTCCATTTTTTGAAAATAGACCATTTACTAATTCACTTTCATAACTTGGCACAACCCATTTTGGTTTGATCTTTAATTTTTTACAAAAATAATCATCCTCTCTAGGAACAAAATATTCATAGATAGTGTCAGAATCAGGATCATAAAAGATCTGACCTTTGTACGGGTTCTTTGGAAAATCTGGCATTTAGGATAGCTCCTCTTTAAAATGTTGTTTTAAATTTTTGTCTAATTCTTGGTCTAAATTTCTCCACTTAGTAGAATCAAAACCTGTTTTAGTTTTTTGGTGTAAACTTTCAGATTTTTCATCAAAGAAAAACTCACCGATTGAATCTGTTGATTTTTTAGTCACTTAAAATAACTCCTGTTTTGATTCAAACTTTGTCCATGCTTCTTGCCATGCAGTTTCACATCTTTCAGTAGGTTGATTTGCACCAACAATGCAAACTTCTGGGTAAGCCCAAATTGTATTACATACATCTGGGGTTATCCCATAGTTTAGTTTCAACATCTCAACATAACAACCAAGCTGTTTATCAGTTGAATAAGGTTCTTTCCAATACTTGTCTATCTCTGGAATCTTTATTGTTCCTTCTCTTTCACGTTTGTAAAAACCAGATTTAGTATTGCCTTTAGTTTTTAAATCAAGTAATCTGATCTGCTTAGTTTCTGTATCATATCCAAGTAAATCAAGCTGACCTCCAACTGATTTATCTGGTATAGACATCATAAGTTCAACAGCCATTGGTTCAAAATGTTTAAATAAATAATGATCTAATAATGGTGCAACGATTTCTTCATAATCGCCCATATCAATATCATTACTACCAAGCATTTTTTCTTGGAGACATTCATGTACCTTTTCTCCTCTAGGTTGCCAGATATATCTATAGGCTTCAATATTTTCTTTAGCTTCTTCTGTTAGTTCATTACAAACTTCTGTTGTAGAAAAAGCAAGCCATCTTTGGTGAGTTTCATCAAAGTATTTGTGAGTCTCCTGATCTCTGAAGATAGCGAGTGGTTTTAATAATTCCACAGTTTTCATTTGTTACCCTCCATCATTTCTTTAGCAGTTTTGCCCATTTCAGCCAATGTTGGTGGTAAATCAGCATCACTGGCCTTAAAATATCTAGGCTTAAATTCTGGTTCTTCTGGTTTATAGGATTGCTTCAATGGAAATAAATCTTTCCAGCCACCTGCTATAGCGTTCTCAAGAGCTTGTTTTCTATCTTGTGTAGGAAATGACCTTAACTTCTTAAAAATGCGTTCAGCAACGCTTGTAGTGCATGATCCACCTTTTTTCTTTCTGATGGGCCACCATTCAATTAAAAGATCTGCATATTCTTTTAAATCATCAGGTATTACATCTTTGTTAATTACATAAAAAGAAAATGGGTCAAGTCCTGTTGAAAATGGGTTCTTCTTAGCTTTTCTTCTGGATTCAGCATTCATTTTGTCTCTGATTAAGTTTCTGACAACAGCAGATACTTTTAGTTCTGGATTTGTTTTGGAATCAAGCCAACCAATCATGTCATGCTCCAAATACAACGTAAGTTTTTCTTTTGGCATAAGTTTATGTCTTTGTATGTAAGTGTATAAATGATTATTTATCTTGTCAACAAAAAATTCTTTC